AACGATGAATATCATCGTAGATTATATTTGCGAACAGACAAAGAGTTAGTAATATTTAAATTAAGATGGGAATAAGATGGCGAACGATATTATGATTGACATTGAGAGTTTAGATACAACACCTAATTGTGTTATCTTAACTATCGGTGCTGTTCGTTTCGACCCTAAAGGCAGTGGTGTAGTTGAACGTTTAGAACTACGACCTACAGTTGAGGATCAAACAGAAATCTACAATAGAAGTATCAATGAAGATACATTACGTTGGTGGAGTGAACAAAGCCCTGAAGCATTAGAAGAAGCGATGGGAGACAACGGTCGTGTCCCATTCAAAGAGTGCATGGAGATACTATACAAGTTTTGTTGGAACCGTCGTGCTGTGTGGAGTAACGGTGCACCATTTGACTTAGTTGTGATGGAACATGCTTGGCGACAAGTTAGCGATAAGCCTAATCCTATTCCCTGGCCTTTCTGGACAATGCGTGATACACGAACATTATGGGAAATAACAGGTGTCAGTCTCAAAGACGGTGGTCATACTACAAGTCACAAAGCAGTAGAAGATGCCGAAAGACAAGCAATTGTTGTGCAAAAAGCTTATACTAAATTAATTAAAGCAGAGTTGGTAGCACCCCCAAAATGAGAATTGAATCAGATATTGATATTGACTTTGGTGACAGAGATAAACTACTTCAAGTCATCAAGCATACGCCAGCGGCAATGCGTAATGCTAATCCTATACGTAAACATAATACAGGTGTTTACATCACAGATATACCATATGATCCAGTAAATGATATGGCTGCAATTGATTATGTTGAAGCAGAGAAGCGTGGTTATTTTAAGTTAGATTTGTTGAATGTTCATGTCTATTCACAAGTAAGAGATGAAATACATTTAATCAATTTGATGACTACTGAGCCTGATTGGTCTATGTTAACAGATTATAACAAGATGAAAAGTCTAATTCACTTGCAGAATCATTATCAGAACATTAAAAAGATGCCGGAACCTATCAATAGTGTTCCAAGATTAGCAATGTTTCTAGCTGTAATTAGACCTGCTAAAAAGCATTTGATAGGAAAGACTTGGAAGGAAGTAAGTGAAACTATTTGGGATAAAGGGTCAGATGGTTATAGCTTTAAAAAGAGTCACGCTATTGCGTATGCACAATTAGTTGTTGTACATATGAATCTACTTACACAATCCTCTTTACTAAAGTAATACTACGGCGTTTACTTCTACGTTTATTGAGTTCGCTTATACTACAAGTAGGACCGTGAATTATAGTAAGACTTTTGTTATTGAAGGTTCGTAGATAGGGCTTAAAAATACTCCATTCTTCCTTCAAAAACAGATTTATGGGTATAAGTCGATTGCTTTCCCACCACCAAATATCACCTAATTCTAAGAATTTTTCTTTTATTACAGTATCCGCTATTGCACCGTAATCATATATTGTAGTAACAATATCATCCCTGTTTTGTACTATACCTACGTAGTCCTGGTTGGCATGCGAACATATTGTTATGAACGGGTGATTTAGAGTTAATTTGTTGAAAAATTCGTTTTGAATCATTGTTAATATTTACTATCCGAAATATTTATCATCGGGCGATATGGCAATATATTTTGATAAATATCAGTATGTACTCAACTCAAGTTTTCGTCTATACACAAAGACAAATCGTTATACTTTTATCAGGATTTTCCCCAAGGAGCTATATGCCTCAGTATGCCAAACCACTTACACTTAATAAAGGTGTAGATAATCAGATTCAATTTCAGTTCCTAAACCAAGAACAAAAACCGGTTGATATTACCGGTAAATCAATTACCTGCAGAATTATTAACTATCAAGGTAACGTGGTCCTACTACAAAAAGCATTAACATTACAATTACCAGCTACAGGTATTGCCGCATTGATTTTGAATTCTGCTGATTTGGCTAGCATTGATGCACAGAAGTGTTATTATTCACTAGAGATACCAGTTGGCGAGTTTGACTATCCTGTGTTTGTGGACCAAAATGCAGGTGCTCGCGGTGATATGAATATTGTTAATAGTATATTACCAAGCTTTGTTCCTTCAATGCCAGTAAGTATTCCGACTGGACAAGACTTCCCGAATCTTCATCCTAATAGCAATAGCGAAAGTAATATAACATATTATTCTAGTGTGATTGATACTAATGATAGTCCGATATTAACATTACAAGCACAGTATACTGATTATTATGGTAATATTGTAGTAGAAGGTTCTACAATTGTAGATGGTGATTGGTATCCTATATTAACTGCTACCTATAGTAATGTTTCAGATACAAAAGGTTACGTAGTTCAAGGTTATCACCCATATGTCAGGATGCAATTCGAAAGTAACACCGGTGCGGTGACCAATATATTATCAAGGTAATCAACCTAAACTATTGTTTTCACAATACATATATGTTACAATACATAGATGTTTGATATCCTATCAATAATTCCCGGTAAAAAGAAATTAACACACGGTGGATGGCATAGTTTTAATGCTATCTGCTGTAGCCATCGCGGGCATAAAACTGACAAACGTAGTCGAGGTGGTATTAAGTTTGACGGACAAAACAATTGGTCATATCATTGCTTTAATTGCGGTTTTAAATGTGGGTTTATGTTGGGTAAAAGTATTACTCAAAATACAAAAAGTTTACTGCAATGGTCAGGTATCGATAGTACACAAATTCAAAAGTGGAGTTTAGAAAGTTTACAACACAAAGATTTGTTAGACTTTACTAATCTTAAAAAACAAAAAACAAAAATAAAATTTAAAGAACATACCTTGCCTGAAGGTGAGTTAATAGATATAAATAACCCATTGCACAAAGTATACATTGATTATCTGTCTGCTAGGTCGATAAATTATAATGACTACCCGTTCTTAGTTACACCTAACGATGCTGGCAGACAGTCAAATAGAATCATTATCCCCTACACTTATAACAATAAGATTGTAGGGCATACAAGCAGATTCTTAGATAACAAAATCCCTAAGTATATTAACGAGCAACAACCAGGCTATGTATTTGGTTATGACTTTCAGAAACCCGATTGGGAAGTATGTTTGTTAGTTGAAGGTATCTTTGATGCATTAAGTTTAAATGCTTGTGCATTAACACATAATACAATCAACGATGATCAAGCACAAATACTAGCACAATTGAATAAACGTATTATCTTTATTCCAGATAGAGATAAGACAGGTTTAGAAACTTGTGATAGAGCATTAGAGTTAGGCTATAGTGTAAGTATACCTAATTGGGAAGACGATGTTAAAGATGTAAATGACGCGGTAGTTAAGTATGGTAAGTTGCCTACATTACTCAGCATATTGAGTAGTGCGACAACTAGTAAAATCAAAATAGAACTACAGAGGAAGAAAATTGAAAAAAGATTACGAAGCTAAAAAACAAATAGAGTATACAGTAGATGTTCAAAGAATATTTTTGAGCATGATGATAACCAACGCAGAACTTTACACAAGGGTTATGAACATTCTCAATAGTGAGAACTTTGACAGAACATTGCGTCCAGTTGCGGAATTATACAAAGATCACACAGTGAAGTATGGGGTGTTACCTGACCCGATACAGATTAAAGCAATCACTGGTCAAGACATTGATATGTTGCCCGAGATGAATGAAGGTCATTCAGATTGGTTCTTAGATGAGTTTGAAGCATTTACTCGTAGACAAGAATTAGAACGTGCTATTCTTAAGGCGGCTGACTTGTTAGAGAAAAGCGGTGACTTTAGTCCAGTTGAAAAAATGATTAAAGATGCTGTGCAAATCAGTTTACAGAAAGACATGGGTACAGATTACTTTGCTGACCCTGCAGGACGTATTAACAAATACTTTAATAGTGGCGGACAAGTATCTACTGGATGGCCGCAAATGGATCGTATCTTGTATGGTGGTTTCAGTCGAGGTGAACTCAACATCTTTGCAGGTGGCTCAGGTTCAGGTAAGAGTCTTGTTATGATGAATATCGCATTGAACTGGTTACAACAAGGGATGAGTGGTGTATATATTACACTTGAACTTAGTGAAGAACTAACAAGTTTGCGTACTGATGCGATGTTAACTCAGATGGGTACTAAATCAATTCGTAAAGACATTGACACAACATCACTCAAAGTTAAGATGGTTGGTAAGAAGTCTGGTCAATATCGTGTTAAAGCATTACCCGCACAGAGCAACGTTAACGACATTCGTGCTTACTTAAAAGAAGTGCAGATACAAACAGGTATTAAAGTTGACTTTGTGATGGTTGACTACTTAGACTTGGTTATGCCGGTATCTGTTAAAGTCAATCCTAACGACCAGTTTATCAAAGACAAGTACGTTGCTGAAGAATTGCGTAACTTAGCTAAAGAGATGGGCATCTTATTAGTCACAGCTTCACAGTTAAATCGTAGTGCTGTTGATGAAATTGAGTTTGACCACAGTCACATTGCTGGTGGTATCTCAAAGATTAATACAGCAGATAACGTGTTCGGTATCTTTACAAGTCGTAGTATGCGTGAACGTGGTAAGTATCAGATTCAATGTATGAAGTCACGTAGTTCAACAGGTGTAGGTCAAAAAATTGACTTAGACTATGATATGGAAACTATGCGTATTAGTGATAGTGATCCTGACAATGAAAATAGCTATACTCCTAAACCTAGTGCTAATCAAATTATGAGTCAATTAAAGCCACAATCTACGTTAGCGTCAACAGAACCTATTATTGATCAAACTACAGGAGAGATATTAGAGCCTGAAAATAAGAAAATCGTAGCAGATGTACAAGGTTCTAAACTAAAGGCAATGCTAAAGGGTTTAAAGAAATAAAACCTAAAAGTAGATAAATACTATTAGGAAACTAATATGCAAAAACAAACTCGCAGTCTCTTAGAAGAACTAGAAGCAATTGGTAACAATAGGGACACGACCCACATTATTGAGAGTCGTGGCCACAATATTATTACTAGTGCTATCAATCTCATAGAGATGATTAATCGTAATTATAGTCCAGAGCAAGCCGCCATTTTAGAGCGTAAATTGTTAGGAGCTATTAAGAGCAAGGACCAAGCAAAGTTTTCCAAATCATTAAGGAAAAACCGTGAAGCTGAATGAATTTAAAGAATCAAAACTAAATGAAATAGACTTAAGCTCATTTTTAGGAGATTATGGATCTGCCGCTGTAAGATCAGGGGTAGGATCAATGATGGGGAAAAATGTATTAAGTACCGCAGATCAGATGGCCAAAGATGAATTCGTTAAGACCTTCACTAGTCGTGCTAATAGTGGATTACAAAGTGCGATTAACAGCGGGTTAGTTGATATTAATGCCGCAGGTAAAGGTGCGGCAACTACTGCACAATCTACCACTCAACCACAAGCACAACAAGGTGCTCAAACTACTCCAGCAAATGCAATTGCACAGAAGCGTATTGATGCACAGAAACTAGCACAGCAACGTGCAGATGCTGAAGGTAAGCCGATCAGTAATTTACCGAATCAGGCTGCACCAAATCCAGCACAAATAAGACAACAAAAACAGCAAGCCGCGGCACAATCTGCACAGCAACAAATGTCTCCAGTTAGCAAACTACCTGCTAATCAAT